AGTAGAATTTATTGGAGGTGACTATACAAAATTTGCAAGACCTACTATGTAAATAAACTATCTTATATACAAATAGTTTTTGTATATTTGTACTTAATAATAGGTTATGTATTTCATCATTGAAGATAAAGAACAATTGAGTCGTTTAGAAATGTCTGACCAGGCATTTATTCAAGTAGTTACTTCAAATGATTATTACCATCCAAAGTTAGCTAGAGTAAGCTTAGTTTATTATCATAATTCTACGAAAGGATATATCTTTGTAATTAATCACTCTGAAGGATTTAGTTTAGATCTTAAATTAGTTGAAACTTTTTTACAAGCTCATAATAAGATCTACCTTCTTGATAAGAAGTCTCATTCATATTTTTTAGATCTACCTAATTCTATTGATGTACAATTTATCTGTTTAGATAAAAATAATGAATATAGTTCTTTTGAGTGCAATACACCAGTCCATAGAGACTTTTATATCAAGCATCCTATTTTACCTACTATAAACGAAATCATTCCTATTTCTAAGCACTATGAGAAATGCGAATGTTTATACCAAATGGTAAAAGACTATTTTGAACTTGAGATGGATATAGAACTTCAAGACAAATTAGTAGATGCATATAAAACAGTTGAACAAGCAGGAATAAAAGTTGATCTTAGCTGCCTAAATAAAAAGTATCAATTCCAGCATAAAGAATATTCTCTTTTAGGAGATACAATTTATTCTTACTATAATCTTTACAATTTAACAGCTAGACCTACTAATTCTTTCAATAGTGTTAACTTTCTAGCCATACCTAAAGATAAAGACTTTAGAGAATGTTTTGTACCTAAAAATGACTATTTGGTAGAGTTTGACTTTGATGCGTATCATTTAAGATTAATATCCGGCCTTATAGGATTTAAACCTCCTAAAGAGTCTATGCACAACTACCTGGGACGCGCGTATTTCAACACCACCGAGCTCACGGATGAACAGTATAAAGAATCAAAGGCCATTACATTTAAGCAGCTCTATGGTGGCATAGAACAGCAATACCAACATATAGAGTTCTTTAGCGCATTAGGACAATTCATAGAACAGGAATGGAAGAAGTACAATGCCCACAAAGCTTTGATTTTGCCTACCGGCAGAATATTAAAGAAGCTTCCAGGTATGAACAAATTAAAATTATTTAACTATATTGTACAGAATCTAGAGACAAAAGAAAACATATATAAGATCTTAGAGGTTAACAAACTTCTTAGTAAAAAGAAGACTAAACTAATCCTGATTACCTACGATTCTTTCTTATTTGACTTTTGTCAAGAAGATGGCAAAACATTGCTAAAAAAGATTAAACAGATCCTAGAAGGTAACGATATGGTAGTCAAACATAAGTACGGAGTAAACTATGCTTTCTAATATATTATCAATATTTATTAACAGTAAATTAAGGTTATGAAAACAGAGGAATTTTTGGAAATAACATCGGAATCAATTATGAATAAACTTTTTTGTACTTTCTCTCCAAAAGAGTCTGTAGAAGACACTCTAAGAGATATAAATAGGGAGTACACAATCCTATATAAAAAAATCTTTGTTTTATCTTCCCCAGACTCAGAAGAATATATGTGTACATATAACATTGAGATAGAAGGAGGCCAGACTAAGATTCTGCCTAATACAATTTTACTCCACAGAAAGAAAGAGTCTAATACTTTATATACTATAAACGCTCTGAACACTTTGATCAAGACTTTAAATAACGGTGTTCTAGATTCTACTTTTCCTATTAACTGGCCTGACTACAAGAACTCTATCTTGTTAACTCAAGGAGAAGACCTCAAAAGGCTTAATACTACTATCCACAAGATAGTTGCTATTTAACTAGAAAGATTAATTTTTCTATCTAGCATTCTTGTCTTATTTTTATCGAAATTAGTTATATTATGGATATATCAGTTATCAAATCAAGATTGTCGGCTCTACAAAATCCACGTGGAGGACAAAAGAAGGACCTAAGCCAAACTATTTGGAGGCCTACCGTGGGTAAACACTCAGTACGTATTGTACCTTCTGTGTTTAATAAACAAAATCCATTTAAAGAAGTCTACATGCATTATGGTATCAATAATCGTACCATGATGAGTTTGAGTAACTTCAATGAAAAGGATCCTATTGTTGAATTTGCTCAAGGACTTCGCAAGTCAAGTGAACGTGACAATTGGCAACTAGCTAAAAAGCTTGAACCAAAAATGCGTGTATTTGCTCCTGTAGTTGTTCGTGGTGAAGAAGACAAAGGTGTTCGTCTTTGGGAATTTGGTAAACAAGTTTACATGGATTTGCTTTCTATTGCAGAAGATGAGGACGTAGGAGATTATTCTGATCCAATTACTGGTCGTGACATTACAGTTGAAACTGCCGGTAAAGAAACAACAGGCTTGATGTACAATACATCTACTGTTAGGGTTAGAACAAAAACGACTCCGCTTTCTGATGATGCAGAAAAAGTAAAACTATGGATCGAAACACAACCAGATCCTTTGACTCAATTCAAGAGATATTCTTATGATGAGATGAAAGAAGCACTTCTTAAGCATCTTAATCCAGAAGAAGAGTTAAAAGAATCAGCTGATGCTGTAGAATCTAAACCGCAAGGCGATCTTCCATGGGAAAAGCCAGCGCAAGGTCAGTATTCATTGAGTACGACTAAGCCGAGTGTAGATTCGGCAATTGATGATCTTTTCGATATCTAATCAAATCCCCAACTTCGGTTGGGGTTTTTTAACTAAAAGTTTTGTATGGCAAAATCAGTTACAGGCGCTGTGTCTAGCGCAATCAAAGACATTTCAAGTTTAGAGAAGTTTAAGAAAGGTAAAAATCTTTCCACTAGTGTAATGTTTAAAGATCAGAAGTGGATCCCACTTTCTCAAGCATTTCAAGAGACCTTACAAATCCCAGGTATTCCAATCGGTCATATTACTCTTTTAAGAGGACATTCTGATACAGGTAAAACTACAGCGCTTCTTGAAGCGGCAGTTAGTGCACAAAAAATGGGAATTCTTCCTGTGTTTATTATTACAGAAATGAAGTGGGATTGGACTCACGCTAAAGAAATGGGATTCGAGTATGAAGAAGTAGCAGATCCAAACACTGGTGAAGTTGTTGACTACAAAGGATTTTTCTTATATATTGATCGTGAGAAGCTAGAGTCTATTGAAGATGTATCAGCATTCATTGCAGATATTCTTGATGAGCAAAAGAGAGGAACTTTACCTCATAACATTTGTTTTTTCTGGGATTCTGTAGGATCTATTCCTTGTAGAATGAGTATTGAAAAATCAACAAACAATAATGAGTGGAATGCAGGAGCGATGTCTCAACAATTTGGTAACTTTATTAACCAAAGAATTGTACTATCTCGTAAAGCATCACAACCATATACAAATACACTTGTAGCAATCAATAAGGTTTGGGTAGCAAAGCCTGATTCACCAATGGGACAACCTACGCTTAATAACAAAGGTGGTAATACAATGTATTTTGATTCTTCACTTATAGTTACATTTGGTAACATTGCTAGAGCTGGTACAAATAAAATCAAAGCTACTAAGAATGGTAAAGAAGTAGAGTTTGCTAAAAGAACCAGAATTAGCTGCGATAAAAATCACGTTACTGGAGTAACAGCAGTTAATAAAGTTATCATGACAGTTCATGGGTTTATCAAAGATGATAAAAAGGAGCTTGATGAGTATAAGAAAAAGTATTCTGATCAATGGACAAAAGTTCTTGGATCAAATACGTTTGATATTGTAGAAGAAGAAACAGCGCTATCTCCTGACATTTTTGATACAGAAGATTAATGAATAAAGAATACGAAAAAATATTCGCTTCTCTAACACCAGAGAAGGCAGAAGAGTCACTCAATAGTAGAGTTCTACTTATTGATGGATTGAATACCTTTCTAAGAGCATTTACTGCAATTGGTTGGGTTAACAAAGATCTATCTCATATAGGAGGTCTAACTGGTTTTTTACGCTCTCTAGGGTACGTAATTAAATTAGTTAGGCCGACTAGAGTGATTGTTGTGTTTGATGGTCAAGGATCTTCAACTAATAAAAGATATATCTACCCAGAATACAAAGCGAATAGAGGCATCAACAGAGTTACTAATTGGGCATCTTTTGATTCTCAACAAGACGAATCAGAGGCTATCACAAATCAGATTGTTAGACTAATATACTATTTAAAAACACTTCCTGTAGATCTTATATCTATTGATAAAATTGAAGCCGATGATGTGATAGGATATTTAACTAATCAATTAGATAAAGAAATAACTATTGTATCAAGTGATAAAGATTATCTACAATTAGTATCAGATAAAATAACAATCTACTCTCCTATAAAAAAGAAGTTTTATGATGAAGATCTTGTTTTAACTGAGTATGGAGTTACGCCTAAAAACTTTTTAACACAAAAAATACTTTTAGGTGATTCAGGAGATAATGTTCCAGGAGTGAAAGGTCTAGGATCTAAAACTATGTTAAAACATTTTCCTGAATTAGGGTCTAGTAAACAAATCACTTTAGATGATATACTTGAAAAATGTGAAGGTAAGCATAAAATATTAGAATCTATTAAGAACTACGAATTTCAACTTAGAATAAATAAGAAGTTGATGGACTTAAAAGATCCTAATATTCCTGAAGAAGCAATAGAAGAAATAAATAGTGTTTTACTAGATCCAAAAAAGATATATGATTCACAGGAATTCTTAAATTTGTATCATGAAGATCAATTAGGGAATTCAATACCTAATGTTCAATCATGGTTGTTCAATCATTTTCACGATCTACAAAAATATAAATAAGTTATGTCGGCATTAAATCAGTTACAGCAATACGGTATTAGTTTTCAAATTAAAGTATTATCAAGTTTGTTAAAACATAAAGAGTTTCTACAAAACATACATGATATACTTGACACAGAAATGTTCGATAACCCAGCGCACAAATGGATTGTTGGTGAGATATTAAGATACTACTACAAATACAATACGACACCATCAACTGATGCTTTACAAGTTGAAGTAAGAAAGATTGAAAATGAAGTACTTAAGATCAGTGTAGTAGAGCAATTAAAAGAAGCGCTAAAGAGTTCTAATGAAGATAGAGAATATGTAGAGCAAGAGTTTAGCAGCTTCTGTAAAAATCAACAAATAAAAAAAGCTATTCTTAATTCAGTTGGTCTATTAGAAAAAGGTCAGTACGATGATATTAAGTACATGATGGATCAGGCTTTAAAAGCTGGGCAAGATAAATCTATAGGACACGAATATGAAAAAGATATTGAAACAAGATACCGTGAAGAAGAAAGGTCTGCAGTCCCAACTTCATGGCCTCATGTAAATGAATTGTTAATGGGAGGTCTAGGATTAGGAGACCTTGGTATTATATTTGGTAGTCCTGGTGGAGGTAAGTCGTGGATGCTTGTTAATATAGGAGCTATGGCAGTTCAAAGAGGTTTTACTGTGTGTCATTACACCTTAGAACTATCTGAGTACTACGTAGGCAAACGTTATGACTCTCTTTTCACAGGAATAGATGTTCAACAGGTTCATAAACATAGAGGCGCCATTGAGGAATCAGTAAGTACTCTTAAAGGTAAATTAATTATCAAAGAGTTTCCTATGGGCAAAGCTACAATACATACTATAGAATCTCACATTCAAAAGTGTAGAGATTTAGGACATCCACCAGATTTAGTTATTATTGATTATGTTGATTTGTTAAAGAGTAAAACTAAGTCTATTGATCCTAAAGATGCAATTGATGATGTGTATACTGCTACAAAAGGTATGGCAAGAGAGCTTAAAGTTCCTATCTGGACAGTATCTCAGGTTAATCGTGCCGGTGCTAAAGATGATGTGATTGAAGGAGATAAGGCAGCCGGATCATATAATAAAATGATGATTGCAGATTTTGCTTTATCTCTGTCTAGAAAAAGACAGGACAAAGTAAATGGAACAGGTCGTATTCATATCATGAAAAATCGATATGGTATGGACGGTATGACATATTCTGCAAAAATAAATACTAATAATGGTAATATTGAAATAAGCCCTGATAGTTTAGATGATGATGAATTAACATTTGAAACATCAACTCCAACATCGGGATCTAACAAGCCTTTTAGTTCTGGATTAGATAAAGACGAGAAGGCTTATTTAGCAGGTAAATTTTTTGAACTAGGACTATAAATTAACCCAAAAAGGTTATATTTATTAAAGAAAATAGACTACTATGAATTTTTTGATCGATTTCTTTAGAAAAGCAATTAAAGGGGATAATTTTAGACCTACTGCGACACCTATTAAGTATAATGACCAAATTGCTCAGCTTAACTCGGTTAATCCTAACCAAGCTAGCAAATTGACTACTAATACGATCAATAAGATTCAGAAGACTAAGCCTACCTTGACTCAGAGTACGTCAGGCAATTCAGTACTTCCAGGAACTAAGTAATTAGTTCAAACAACAACAGATCTTAATTAATCAAGGTTTTAACTCGACTAGAAGGACTAAAAATCTTCTAGAGGCTAAACTATTTTATAAACTTAACTAAATTAAAAAAGAAAATGGACATCACGCAACAAATCTTATCTGAGATTACAGTTTACAACAAATACGCAAAGTATTTACCAGAATTTAAAAGGCGTGAATCCTGGAATGAAATAGTTACAAGAAATAAGGAAATGCATCAACAAAAGTTTCCTTCATTGTTTAATGAAATTGAAGAAACATATAAACTAGTATATGATAAAAAGATTCTTCCGTCAATGCGCTCAATGCAGTTTGCGGGTAAGCCCATTGAAATTAATAATGCTCGTATATTTAACTGCTCTTTTGCTCCTATTGATGACTGGCGTGTATTCTCAGAAATAATGTTTCTTCTTTTAGGAGGTTGCGGAGTAGGATATTCAGTTCAACATCATCACGTAGATCAACTTCCTGAGATCATTAAGCCAATTAAAGAAAAAAGATTTTTAGTTGGAGACTCTATTGAAGGTTGGGCTGATGCAATCAAGATATTAATGAAGTCATATCTTGTAGGTGGACCTAGACCTAAATTTGACTTTCGTGATGTTAGACCTAAAGGTGCAATGTTAATTACTGCTGGCGGTAAAGCACCTGGACCAGAACCTTTAAAAGAGTGTCTATTTCAGATACAAAAGATTCTTGATCGTAAAGATACTGGAGATAAATTGAAGCCTATTGAATGCCATGATATTATTTGCTATATTGCAGATGCAGTATTGTCTGGAGGTATTCGTCGTGCAGCATTGATTAGCCTATTCTCTTTCAATGATGAAGAGATGCTTACATCTAAGTTTGGTAATTGGTGGGAACAAAACCCTCAAAGAGGAAGAGCTAATAATTCAGCGACTATACTACGTGATCGTATTCAGAAAGAAGAGTTCATGGAGCTTTGGAAAAAGATTGAATTGTCTAACGCAGGTGAACCTGGTTTTTTCTTAACTAACGATAAAGATTGGGGAACTAATCCATGCGCTGAGATTGCACTTAGACCATTCCAATTCTGTAACTTGTGTGAAGTTAACGTATCTAATCTTGAGTCTCAAGAAGATCTAAACAATAGAGTTAAAGCGGCTGCATTTATTGGAACACTTCAAGCTTCATATACAGACTTTCATTATCTTCGTGATGTTTGGAAAAAAACAACAGAGAAAGATGCATTGATTGGCATCGGTATGACTGGCATTGCTTCAGGTGCAGTATTAAAATTGAATATGAAAGAAGCTGCTCAAATAGTAAAAGAAGAAAACGAAAGAGTTGCAAAAGTTATCGGAGTTAATAAAGCTGCAAGATGTACAACAGTTAAACCTTCAGGAACAACATCAATGGTTCTAGGAACATCATCTGGTGTACACGCTTGGCATGATAATTTCTACATTCGTAGAATGAGACTTGGTAAAAACGAAGCTCTTTATACATACCTTTCTATTTATCATCCTGAATTGATAGAAGACGAATACTTTAAACCTCAATCTCAAGCTGTAGTATCTGTTCCACAAAAAGCACCTGAAGGAGCAATCACAAGGTCTGAATCAGCGGTTGATCTACTTCATAGACTTGAAAAGCTACATAAAGAATGGATTAAACCAGGACATAGAACAGGTCGTAATACTCACAACGTATCTGTAACAATCTCTCTTAAACCAGAAGAGTGGTCAGAAGTTGGTGAATGGGCATGGGCAAATAGAAATAACTACACTGCCTTATCTTGCTTACCTTATGATAACGGTTCATATGTTCAAGCTCCTTTTGAAACTATTACTGAAGAAAAATTTAACGAAATCGTCGGTAAGCTTCATGAAGTAGATATTAGTAAAGTACTTGAGATAGAAGATAATACTGATCAAAAAGGTGAATTAGCCTGTGCAGGAGGTGCTTGTGAAATCGCCTAAAGAATTCATAGAAGGAGTTCACTACTATTTAGAATATGGAAGGGTGGTTTTTACCACTCTTTTCCATTTACAACGAGGATCTTGTTGTGGTTCAAAGTGCAGGCACTGCCCATATGATCCAGAGTACATAAAAGGTACTACAAAGAAAAAAGACAGAAGTTCGGAAGAAGATTTTATATTTGATAAAACATATACATGACGGTTACGATAAATTCAGAGTACGTATATTTAACTGTTACTTTAATTTTAATGCTTATACAAGTTATACAGTGGAGAAAAATGTCTAAACTCAAAAGAGAATTAGAAGATGTTTGGGCACAAATTAGTATATTAGCTATGTCTGCTGGTAGTATGTTAGAAAAAATAAAAAAAGATATAGATGGAAAACAAGACAAGTGAAGAATCAAAAGGCTTGGGAGACACTATTGCTAAAGTTACTCACGCTCTTAAATTAGATGTTCTAGCAGAAAAAGTTGCGCATGCTATGGGTGAAGAAGACTGCGGATGTAATAGACGCAGAGAAAAGCTAAATGAATTGTTTCCTTATAAAAAGAAAGACGAAAACCAACAATAAATAGTTATGAATAAAAGTTATGTTACAGTTGATTCGATAGATAAACTTAAAGATCTTATCGAACATATAAAGTCGTGTGAAATAATTGCATTTGATACTGAGACCAATAGTCTTAATCCTCGTAAAGGTAAGATCATTGGTTTTTCTGTCTCTGGTGAAGTTGGTAAAGGATACTATATGCCAACTATGATATTCAAAGATGAAGAGCTTCAAGATGCAGTTATTGAAGGTAAACTAGCTCATGATCTTGCAAAGAAAACAATCTCTCTACTTATTGGTAAAAAACTAATCATGCATAACGCATCATTTGACGTTAAATTCGTTAAGTGTTTTTATGGTGTAGATTTGTTATCGAGTCTTTATGTAGATACGATACTTCTTGTTCATACAGTAAAAGAAGAAGGCGCAGGCTTTATGGGAGGTTCTGCATTTGGTCTTAAAGACATCGCTAAGATGATTCAAAAAGATATTGGTCTAGATGTAGAAAAAGCTGCAAATGAAGAGCAAATCGCTCTTAAAGAATCTATAAAAAGAAATGGTGGTCAGATAACACGTGAGAATTATGAGATATGGAAAGCAGACCTTGAACTACTTTCAGAATACGCATCAGCAGATACTGACTTAACTCTTAGAGTCTATAATCATTTTATCAAAACACTTAAAGATGAGAACCTTGAAAAGTTTTTCTTTGAAGATGAAGTAATGCCACTCTATAAAGAGGTCACTATTCCTATGGAACAAGTTGGTATTAAACTTGATATGGAACTTATAAAATCTAGTCGTGCTAAAATTATAGAAAAGCTAAAAGAGTATGCTGAATCAGTAACAAAAGAGCTACTCAAGAATCCAGATGTTAGGGCATGGGTAGTATATAAAGCTCAAGACGCATATCCACCAAATAACAAAGGTACATTTGCTCAAGAGCTAATTAAAGAAATGAAGTTTGAACTAGAACAATCTGCTAGAACTGGTAAGTATAGTGTAACTAAGTCTGCATTGATGAGGCTTCCTGAATGTTCTGCTAAACATTTTCTACTTCATGGTGATGCCGCTGTATTAGATAGAGACAT